ATGGCGCATTCTTTTTTTAAACAGTATTCAAAGAGGTATCGTAAGGTAATCGTTCGTTACGCGGACTTTAACGAGTGTTTCCATGTGAAAACTTTCAAGGATTGTTCTCTTATTGAAGCTTCTGACGTTTTTAAAGCTTATGCGCTTGTTTATGGTTGGACTTTTTTAAGTTATGAAACAATAGATTATTAACCCTTTAAATTTTTAGTTATGAAACCTACTGGATATGATGTTACGTTTTCTAACTCTGCTGGACATGTTTTTTCTCGTCTTTTTAGCGATTTGGAAATTCTTTTGAAGTATGCTGAATTTTATATTACTTCCGGTTATACTATGTTTGTTACACCTGTTTTTAATTAATTATTATGGATAATCAGAAAATTTACAAAACTCTTGAAATTATAGTCAAGGCGGTATTAGCTATTGCCGCCTTATGGCTTTGTATCTCATGCACTATGTCTATGAGTATCAGTAAAAACAATATGAACAGTACTCAATCTACAGAGCAATCACAGGCTACCTCTGTGGATAGTACAAAAGTTGATGTTGATTATAAGTAATGTCGCTATTTAACCCTTTTTGTAAGTGTCTCAATCCTCAAAGGATAGTTAACCCTTATACGCATGAGTGTATGACTGTTCCTTGTGGAAAGTGTAAAGCTTGCATTCTTGCTAAAAACTCCCGTTATGCGTTTCAATGTGATTTAGAAAGTTATTGTTCTATGTACACTGTTTTTGTGACTCTCACTTACGCTCCTAACTATCTGCCTATTGCCACTCCTATGTATCTGGATGATAATACTGATTTCGGTTTGTTGTGCCGTTATGATTTGGTAGACTTTGAAACAGGTGAAAGTCTTGGTGTATTTGAATCTGAACCCTCGCAATTGGAATTGCTTCAACAGAAGTTCAATTTATGTGGTTCTATCCCCTACCTTAGAAAAACTGATTTACAATTATTTTTAAAAAGATTTCGTTACTATGTTACTAAACGATTGCCCAAAGAGAGAGTGCGTTACTATGCCGTTGGCGAATACGGACCCGTACACTTCCGCCCGCATTATCATCTCTTATTATTCCTCAACTCAAAAGAAGCCTTACAAATATGTTCAGAGGCTGTATCTAAAGCATGGTCCTTTGGTCGTATCGACGTTCAAGTTTCCGAAGGAAAGTGCTCATCATACGTTGCGGGTTATGTTAACAGTAGTGTGCTTGTACCCGAAGTTCTTAAAATGCGTTCCGTCTGTCCATTCTGTCTACATTCTCAAAGGCTGGGTCAAGGCTTTTTGCAAGGTCAACGCTCGAAAATATATGCGCTTACCCCTCATGACTTTATTAAAAGAAGCCTCGTACTCAATGGAAAATATAAGGAGTTTGATGTCTGGCGGTCGGCTTACTCTTACTTCTATCCCAAATGTCGAGGATACCTTGATAAATCTACACACGAACGTGCTTATAGCTACCGAACTTATGATACAGCGCGGTGTCTATTCCCGTCCTGTGAAACAACGTTCGCGTTGGCGAAAGAAGTAGCTACATTTGTTTATCTGTTCCATCTTAATAAGTCTTCTTATTGTTTGGATTTGTTTGATAGTGGTGCTCTGCATGAGCAACGACAGCTTTATGGACTTTGTAAGTATTTCTATGATGCAGAAGTAGTTAACTATCCATTGGATAGTATCGAATTTGATAGGTATGCCCATCGTGTCTACGGTGAACTTCTTCTTTCTAAGCACTTCTTATATACTGTTTGCGATAGGCCCACCTTGTCGGAGCAGCAACGAAAGTTGAAGCTTATTGAAGAATTTTATAGTCAATTGGATTATATGCACCTTACTGATTTCTTTGAATCTCAAAAGCTATTCTTTGAAAATGAAGATTTTTACGGTGATGGTGATTTGTTGTCTGACGAGTGGGAAAACACTATATATCCCTACTTCTATGATAATTTCCGTACTGATATGGAATTGTATAAGAAAACACCTGTCTATTCTCAATACTCTACGCAGGTATCTAAACTGTTTAATGACCGTATTAAGCATAAGAAATTGAATGATTTAAATAAGATTTTCATTGATGAAAATGAATAGTATTAACTTTTAATTGTGTTGTTATGGCAAATATTATGTCTTTAAAAAGTCTTAGAAATAAGATATCCCGAAATGGTTTCGACCTTTCGTTTAAGAAAAATTTCACTGCTAAAGCTGGTGAACTTCTTCCTGTTATGGTGAAAGAAGTACTCCCTGGTGATAGCTTTAAAATCAATCTTAAGTCTTTTACTCGTACACAGCCTATTAATACGGCTGCATTCGCTCGTATTCGTGAGTATTACGATTTCTATTTTGTACCTTATGATTTGCTTTGGAACAAGGCTAACACGGTGTTGACACAAATGTATGATAATCCGCAACATTCTGTATCTCTTGACCCTACTAAGAATTTTGTTTTGGCTGGTACTATGCCCTCTATTACGGCCGCTGGTCTTGCAAAGTATCTTGTTCATGTTTCGGACAGTTCGGATAGAGATAACTATTTCGGTTATTCCCGTTCTCTTTGTAGTGCTAAACTTATGGAGTATCTCGGCTATGGTAATTTTTATCCTTACGCCAAAGGTGACCAATTTACTTGGGATGAACATCCGCTTTTGAATAATATTAAATTTAATATTTTTGGTTTTCTTGCTTATCAGAAGATTTATGCTGATTATTATCGAGATAGTCAATGGGAAAAGGTTTCGCCCTCAACTTTTAATGTTGACTTTATGGACGGTGTTACTAATGATAACAGTATAGAATCTTATCTTGAAGGCTCTGATTCTGACCCTATTATAGATAATTATAATATGTTTGATTTGCGTTATTGTAATTGGCAAAAGGATTTGTTTCACGGTCTTGTTCCTCATCAACAATATGGTACTTCCTCTGTTGTTCAGACTTCTAATGTTGAATCTGGTAACCCTGCTGAATTCACTATTCTTGCACTTCGCCAGGCTGAGTTCTTGCAGAAATGGAAAGAAATCACACAATCAGGTAACAAGGATTATAAAGACCAGATAGAAAAACATTGGAATGTTTCAGTAGGTGACGGTTTTTCTGAGTTGTGTACTTATCTTGGTGGTATCAGTTCAAGTCTTGATATTAATGAAGTTGTAAACAGTAATATTACAGGTGATAACGCTGCCGATATAGCAGGAAAAGGTACAGGTGTTTCTAATGGTTATATAAACTTTAACGCTGGCGGTAAATATGGTGTTATTATGTGTATTTATCATTGTTTACCCCTTTTGGACTATACAGTGGACTTACTCGAGAGTTCATTTACTAAAGTCAATGCAACTGATTATGCTATTCCTGAATTTGACCGTGTTGGTATGGAAGCCGTGCCATTTGCTAAAATGATGAACCCGCTTAAAACTATAAATGGTGTTAATTTTACCCCTTATTCATCCTTGGTATTGGGTTATGCTCCTCGCTATATTGACTATAAAACGTCTGTGGATTCTTCTATCGGTGGTTTTAAAGATACTTTGAAAAATTGGGTTATTTCTTATAGTAATATTTCGGTTGCTAATCAGTTGTCTTTTTCGGGTAGTCTTGATGGTCCTGTTCCCTCGGTTAAACCTATGAACTATACATTCTTTAAGGTTAACCCAAATTGTCTTGACCCGTTGTTTGCGGTTGCTGTTGATAGTGAAATATCTACCGATAATTTTTTGTGTAGTTCTTTCTTCGATATTAAAGTAGTTCGTAATCTTGATACGGATGGTTTACCTTATTAGTATTTTAATTTTATAAATATATTTTATTATGTGGTGTACTAAAAGACGTGTAGAACCTTATTTGGATGAGTTTAAGCCTTATAATGTATCTGCTAAAGAATTGAAACAAAGTGAGTTTCTCGAAAATAGTCCGGTCAATGAGTTTTGCTTTGAAAGATTGGAAGTGAACGGCGAAGAAGTTGTTACGCTTACTTCTGATATTTATATGTTATTCAATCAACAACGATTGGATAAGATGACTAAAGACCGTTTATTAGCTTATTTTGAAAATCTTTCAGTGAATGAGCCTAAAATGCGTGAATTACGTTCTAAACTGAGTGACGAACAATTGTGCAGTTTTGTGAAGTCGCGGTTTATACAGTCACCCTCTGAGCTTATGTCGTGGTCTCAATATCTGATGAGTTCGCAGGATGAGATGATAGCGGCCGCTGCTGCCGAAAAGCAAGCCGAGCAACCTGCTCCGTATGAGGTGAACCCGACTGAAGAACCCTAAATATATTTTTTTCCTTTTCTTTCGAGACGTGCAAAAAAGCAATGCAGGGAAAAAATATACGTTTGGCGTTCTGTAGTAAAAATTGTTAAATGTGCGTGTGCGTTTACGCGCGCGTATATTTAACGATTTTTGGTACAGGTTGATAAACGGATATTTTAGCCCTACTTTATCTTTGCACATCTTGAGAGATAAGGAAAAATTTATAATTTGTGAGCTCGGTAGAGCGAACACCGCTCTGTCGTCTTGGACGACGCCTCTTGTTATTATTGCGTAACGTAGTGAAGCGCGTCAGGGATTGTAGGCGAGTATGAGCGAAGCGAATATGTTTGAGCCGGAAAGCCCGCCCGGACGCCCAAATAAAAATTAAAAATCTTATGTTAAACGAAAAAATTATACAATTATGGGAGCAGCAGCAATGACCGGTATCGTTGGTTCTTCTATTGGTGCAGGTGCATCTCTTGCTGGTGGTATCGCTGGTACAGCTATGCAGAATTCTGCAAATAAAGAGATTGCGCAAATGAACAACGCGTTTAATGAAAAAATGTTTGATAAACAGGTTGCCTATAATAAGGAAATGTACCAACAACAACTTGGTGACCAATGGAAATTTTATAATGACTCAAAGCAAAATGCTTGGGATTTGGTTGCAAATCAACAGCAATTTCAAACGGATATGTGGAATAAGAATAACGAGTATAACTCTGCTTCTGCCCAACGTGAACGTCTTGAAGCTGCCGGACTTAATCCCTACATGATGATGAACGGCGGTTCTGCTGGAACTGCCCAAACAATGTCCGGTTCTGCCGGTGCTGCCCCCTCCGGCGGTGCTCCATCTGCGCAAGGTGTTACACCGCCTACCGCTACCCCCTACTCTGCTGACTATTCCGGTATTACTGCTGGACTTGGCCGCGCTATTGACGTGCTTGCCTCTATGCCCGACCGCAAAGTAAAGGAAGCACAAGCGGATAACCTGCGTATTGAAGGTAAATACATTGCCGGAAAAGCTATTGCGCAGATACTTCAAATGAGGACAGAAGCTAAAACGAAAGAAGCCCGCTTGGCCTTGGATAGGCTTATAGCTGATTTCGATAACAAACTGAAAGTGTCTAACATGGCAGTAAATGACCAGAATATAGCGGAAAGTAAAGCCCGTACACAGTTATCAATTACCGAAAACCTCATGCGCAATCAGGAACTTTCATTCTTATCACAAGCGCAAAAACTCCAGCTTGCACAAGGTGCTGCTGATATTGCGTTAAAGTATTCACAGAAGAAACTTACGGATGAACAGGCGAAACATGAAGTTCAGAAGCTTTCGGAAACTATAGCCCGTACGGAGTTGACCAACCAACAGTATTGGACTGAACAAGCTAATACGGTAAATGCTCAATTGGAGAATACACGTAGACAGACTGAAAATCAATTCCAGTCGGAAACTTATAAATCACGTGTCAAGTCTATTAAAGTTGCCTTGCAAAAGGCTATGAATGAAGATTTGCCTTGGGATTTGAAATCTATGTTTACGCGTCCTGCTCGTAATTATGATGTTTTTGCAGAATAATTATTTATATTTGTATTATCATTTAAAAATATTGTAATTATGGCTAATTTTCCTATTTTGTCACTTATTCTATTTGTGATTGTTTGTTATGTGCTTATTTCTGTAGGTAGGTACTTTAATCGTAAAAAGTGA